CTATCATCTGTTACAGTGGGAACAGGGTGGTGGCAAGACGCTGGCCGGCATCTCCACAGGCCGGTATCGGATGGAGCGTCAGGGCGCTCGTAACGTGTGGGTGGTGTCCACTGCTATCTCCATCAAGAACAACTGGGATCTGGTGTTCAAAAACTATGGCATGACCAACTACCGGATGATAAAGTACCTCGCCGACCTCGACAAAGTACAGGATGGGGAGTTCGTTATCATCACCCTGAATATGCTTACCAAGTACCGTAAGCAGATCAAGCGCCATATCAAAATGCGGAACCAGAACGTGTGCTTGGTGTTCGATGAGTCCGACGAGATGACCAACCCGGATAGCAAGCGCACAAAGGCTGTGTTGGATTGTTTTCGGAGAGTACGGTTTAAGCTGGAAATGACCGGCACTGTCACCCGGAACAACATCTCGGAATGTGCGCCTCAGCTTGAGCTGCTTTATAACAACTCTTACAATATGCTCTCCTGGGCAGAAGATCTGTATTGCTATGAGAAGGATGACGGCGAGGAATATCTGAACTGTTCAAGTAATCCTTACTACGGCCAGCCCTTCCCTGCTTATAAAGCTGGATACAGTCTGTTCGCTGAATCCCATCTGCCTGAGCGGATCACCGTTTTCGGAGTGGGTAAGAAAACCCAGGACATTTACAATGCGGATGTTCTGAACAAGCTCCTCTCTTACTCGGTCATCACCCGGACTTTCGCGGAGATCACCGGCAAAGAGATACGGAGACTTCATCAAACCCCAGTTTCATTCGCTCCTGCAGAGCGTGAAGTCTATCAAAAGGCCATGGAAGAGTTCTTCTCCATGCGTCAGCGGTACTTCGCCCTTACTGGGAACAGCCGCAAGGATAGCATGATGGCGCTGATCCAGCAGATCACTCTGCTGCTCCGTATTTCTGCTGCACCCAACACTGTGGAGGAATACGACAGCCCGAATACGCCGGTCAAAATTCGGAAGGTCTGTGACATGGTAGGCGAATGGAAGGATGAGATTGTGGTTATTGGTGTCCGCCATAAAAACGTGGTGGAAGCATACGCCAATGAAATCCGCAGAAGATTCCCGGATCGGAAGCTGTTTGTCGTTACCGGCTCTACCACCACTCTGGCCGGACGCCGGAAGCTGAAAAACACTCTGAAAGAAAGCGGGAACGGCATTCTCCTTTGTACCCAGCAGTGCCTCCCCTCCTCTGTCAACTTTGAGTTCGTCAACAAAGTTATCATCCCGGAACTGCATTACAACAATGCGCGGATGAGTCAGTTCTATATGCGGTTTGTTCGCTTTACCTCTACGGACTGGAAAGACATCTACTTTGTTACTTACTCTGGAAGCATTGAGTCCAACCAGATGCAAATGGTGCTCGCCAAGGAAAAACTGAACCTTTTCATGAAGGGGCAGGACGTGGATCTGGATGAGGTGTACGACCGCTTTGGCGTAGATTATGACCTGATGAGCCTGCTGATGTCTCGTGAGGCAGACGAGGACGGAAACTTCAAAATCTCTTGGGGAGAGCAGAAGATTAGCTAACAATAAAACCGCCCTCTTCGGAGGGCGGTTCATTTAGGCCATGTACTTACTGCGGAATATACGAAGCATTCCGTTTTCCCATGCCGTTTTGACATGGCTTCTGCACCATTTTGTGTATCGGTCAAATTGAAGTGCTGCCGCTTGATTGGACAGCCCGTATGTTGCCTTGATCTCAGAAGCGGAACGGATACCCATTTCGCGCATGATAGGAAGCGGAGCAAGCAAATTCCAGGCGAAGTAGTCTGCCTCGCTCTCGAACTGGTCATAGAATCCCCTTTGCTCATTATAGGCGATTTCGGCTCCCTCTATGACTTCCAGATGGCCTATATAGATATGGCCGATCTCATGCGCCAAAGTCCACCGGATACGGCCAGCGTTCATTTCAGCGTTGTAGAGAATAAGATAACGGTTTGTATCTGGATCGTAGTGTGTTGCTCCAGAATTGCTTTTGCATAGAACGGCAACGTCTTGGACGGTGCATCCAGTGACTTCGGCCATTTCCTGATACGACAAAATGCGACAGCTTTTGGGGATGCACTGCAAGAGCAGTTCAGGTTGGATAGGATAGGATACAGAATCCATGTTCTGGTAAAGCTCCAAGACCTTACGCTGTACAAAAACGCTCCTCACTATTTCGCCCTCCTTTCGCTACACGGAGACATCATGGGTGCATATTATAACTTATTCCGTGTCCAATAAAACGGACTTCTTCTGTTGCGGATCATTCTCATCGGAAAAAGCGTAGTCAAATCCGATTTTCAGAATACCCATCATGCGGTTTCTATCCTGCTCAGTCATGCGCTCTCTGGCCCGCTGGAGGGTAATATAGTCGGGGTCGCCGAGCATGGTATCAGCAGTAGAGCGCACATTAGAAGCGCCTACCAGGTAGTCAATGGAGACATGGAAATACTCAGCGATCTTGGAGATTTTATCAATGGTTGGAGAAGTAGAGCTTTTCCACCTTCCAATGGAATATTGGCTCATACCAAGTTCGGATTCCAGTTTGTTGATTGTGATGTTATTTTCAGCACACAATTCTTTAATCCTTGTAAAAATGACAGAGTCCATAACACAACCTCCAAACAGAGAATTTGAATGTCACGATTTTTTTCGTGGAAAACACTTGACAGCACGAAAGTAAGCTGGTATAGTAAATACCAGACACGTACATATTCGTGAAGTTAAGTACATCATATCACACGTTTTCAGTTTAGTCAACCTAATACTTATTTGGAGGCGCGTAAAAATGCACATCGTAAACAGTATGGCAGCAAACTTCGGCAAATATGATTTGGATGTCAGCGCCGTGGGGATGCGGAGTATCAGCGAGACGGACATTAAGCTCCCGTACACTGGTACCCTCCCCGTACAGATGTCAGCGTCCTCTGGTGCCTATGTCTACCTCAACGTCCAGCTGGCTCAAGGCGCACGCCTGGTTCTGGTTGCGCATGGGAAGGGCAAGGATATCAAGCGTCCTCTCGAAGCGTCCAGTGAAGAGATTATCGCTTTGCTGGATGGGTTTTTCAAGCAGAACCAAGACGCTACCGGCCTTGCTCAGTATTGGCTGGGCGTGTGGCAAGCTCATTATACGGAATGGAGAAAGATCGTGACCGGCCCGGATTGGCTGCTGACAATCCTCTCTTCCCTGTCCGTAACGGATCGTGAGTTCCTGTGTAAGCACATGATGGACGTGCCGGCGGCAGAGTGAGGTGAAGCGGATGTCCCCGAAAAATTTCGCAAATAATTTTCTTGTTTGCTATTGACAATCTCAGCTATGTATGGTAAGATAGCAACATAGAAAATGATTTGAACGGATTGGAGAGGGGAATATGATCCGTAACAAATTCTTTGAAGACCCGGACGGCGGCTATGCTAAGGTAGGCGTCAAGAAAAACTTTGATATCGCCTGGAAAAAGGTTCTGGCCTATGAAGAGCAGACAGGCCAATCGCTGGACAATGGCTTTACTAAGGAACAGTATGTGTCCATGTTCAACTCCATGAGGGTTCGTCATACCAGCATTTTCTTCAACTACAAAAGCCATGTGATGAGCTATGTGCGATACCTGATTGCCAATGGCGTGCTGCCGGCAGAACAGGAAAGCATTTTGGCCTCCGTCACTGTGGACGACCTGAAAATCAATGAGACCAGTGGAGTGCAATACTACAAGAACTTGGGTATGCTCCACCAGGCAATCCAGGATTCCATCAAAGTGTCCGAGTGCTACGATGAAACCCTGTTCGATCTTCCCGCTGTAATCCTTTACCTGGCTTGGTTTGGATTGACCGAAGAGCAGATCATCAATTTCCCCAAGGAAGATGTGCTTGATGACGGCGTGATGATAAACGGTGAGAAGACCGAGATGCCGTTTGAAATCTTGCAGGTATTCAAGCGTCTGAGGGATGCAGAGGGATACTACCAGCAGGCCAGAGGCGTAATTTTCCGTGCCTATGTCTATTCAGACAACCTGATTCGGACAGAGCGGAACAGCAAGATCAACGTCTCTAAGATGCAGGGTCTGGTAAATCGTCTGAATACCCTGATGGACGGTGCCTACTCGCTACGGTACAATGTAATCCATCAGTCCGGTATATTCTACCGTGCTCACCTGCTGGAATGCGAGAGTACCCAGTTCAATCTGGAAGACCCGGAGTTCGCGTCTAAGGTGCTCTGCGAGGATCTGTCCAGCAAAGTCAAGCGCACGGCTCGGATCAGAGACTACAAGCTCTACAAGCAACTATTCTACTAAATGGCTTCGGCCATTTAGTTCTTGGATAGCAACAAAGAAAATTATTCTGTAAGAGGAGTGAAAGCAATGAGATCCCGTAAAAACGCCGTCCCCGTACCTGTCACCCGCGATCTCCTGCAGGAAAAGCAGACTGAGGTTGCTCGTCTGGCTCGTCAGGCAAGCGAGGCGGTAGACATCGTTACCAGAACGATGAATGAGCTGGAGGGTATCAACCAGCAGATCGACAACGACCTGGCTGAGATCGACGCCTATTCCAAGGAACTGGCCGCGACACGCGCGGCCATGTCCCAGCAGCGGAAGAACAATACCGCTATCATCGCCAACTTCGCAAAGCTCCTGGATACCAGTCCCACAGAGAGCGTGAGTGAGTAATTCATCCGGTTGCACAACCGGAGTATGAGGCGCTAACAGCAATTTTACAACAATCAAACTTTGACTTTGACTCAATGCGTCTCGTTGAAAAGCGTGGAGGGGTAATCCTAACTGGTAAGGAAACAGTTTGCTAAATTGTTAGTAATCCGCAAGGGTGTGTGGGTTCGAGTCCCATCCCCTCCGCCAAGCCGCAATAGCGGCGAACTCTTTATCACCTCCTCTCTCTGACGGCGGGAAAGACCGCTGACGGCCCGGAAAGACGGGCGACATGGGAGCGTCCGGGGACAGCTCATAACGTGTAATCGACGGTGGACACGCACAGCAATTTTACCTTGAAAGTCTGCAAAACTTTTGCTTACGGTTCGACTCCGTAGCTCCCAAAAAAACCGTCATCAATCTATAAGAAGGGTCGTGTGTGTCATGAAGAAGTTCCTGACTATCGTTCTGTGATTCAAAGTGATCAGCGGCAGCGGCGTCCAGCGCCGGGTATGTGGAGGAAGCCATGAATAGAACACGAGACAAGCCCTAAGTCATCTTCGGATGACAGTACAGTAATGAATGCGACGATGAATGAACAGTAACGAATTGGGGCACTAACAGCAACCATCAACATTACCTGCTTGTGGAAATGAGAATGTGTCCCGCACACGTGGCAAAGAGCCATTTTACGGATATAGCGGTTTCTGGGAGGTTTCCGTATTCGTATGCGTACAGAGCAACGCAGACAGCAATGAAAAAGCCTCCCACCATGCAAGGATAGCTCAGTTGGTAGAGCACCAGTATAAAAAATGCGTAACGTTCCCCTCCCCCAGTTGCGCTAACAGCCATGTAAAAAGGGAACTGATTGTCGTGGGTTCGAGTCCCACTCCTTGCAACACTCGCCAGGGTAGCTCAGTCGGATAGAGCGCGTACTAATGCGTGTCTTGTTGAGACGCTTACAGCAACTTTCTATGGACTGTTAATCCCGTGGTCGTGGGTTCGAGTCCCACCCCTGGCACAAGCAGAAGCCGCCCCTGCTAATGGGCGGATAGGCATAGGGCTTTGGGATCGTTTATGTCTATGCTGACGGTAAACGCCAGATATTCAACCCAAATATCTTGAACTGGGTTGTGACGGCTCGGAAAGACGAGCTTCATGCGGCAGTGGTGAAGTGGTCAACACAGCAGCCCTATTACAATGCGAAACGAGGAGTTCCGCTAACAGCAATGTTCAAGGAAGCCAAGCTGCCATTCGTAGGTTCGAGTCCTACCTGCCGCTCCATTTCTCAAAGTGAGGCAATCCCATGAACAACAAATGGTGCGTATATGCTCACATCAATAAATCTGATGGAAGTGTATATGTCGGTATCACCAGCCAGAAACTGTCAGACCGGTTTAGGAACGGGAACGGATATAGAAAGTCGATTTATTTTTGGAGGGCAATCCAAAAATATGGCTGGGATAATTTTGTGCATATGGTTGTTGCGGAAAACCTATCTGAACAGTCTGCTAAGGAAATTGAGAGAGTTGTTATATCATCCCTTCGTGATAAAGACATTCCCTTATATAATCTTACCGATGGTGGAGAGGGTATGAGTGGAAGTCGCATTTCGGAAGACGCTATCAATCGTTTAAGGCTCAAACTGAAAGGGCGACCTAAATCTGATGAGCATAGGCGAAAGATAAGTGAATCGAGGAGGGGTCGTTTTGCAGGTAGCGACAATCCGAATTATGGCAATCATCTATCTGATGAAGCAAAGAAGCGGATAGGAGATAGTCATAGGGGTGCTAATAACGTCAACTACGGTAAGGCTGGCCAGCAGACGACTGCATCAAAGAGAGTTGCACAATACACCATGGATGGAGAGTTAATTTCAGAATATCCTTCTCTATCAGAAGCGAGCCGAAAAACTGGTATCGGCATATCTGGAATCTCTAAATGTTGTCGTGGGGATTATCCACAATCGCATGGATATGTTTGGAAATTCATAAATTGTTAGGAGGAAACGGTTGTGTTTATTGATGAGTTAAGAGACACGTTAGATAGCACTTCCAATATCTCAGTCACAGAAAATGGTGCTGTGGGATATAGGACTACAAACCGCTCATTGCTGGATCTCAATTTCGCTGTGGCATCTCTCCGTAGTGCCAGCGAGCACGATATCTCTCAGCGCTTCACCAAGGCGTTCTTCGAGGACAAGCTGATGGCAATGAAATGGCTCTTTTATGCTCGTGATGTCCGTGGTGGCCTGGGCGAGCGCCGGCTGTTCCGTGCCTGTATGGTGCCTCTGGCGAAGGAGTTCCCCGAGTACGTCGCCCCTGTGGTGGCACTGGTGCCTGAGTACGGTCGCTGGGACGATCTGTGGTGTCTGCTGGATACGCCCGTGTGTGACTGCGTGACCGGGCTGGTCAAAGGGCAGCTTTATGACGACGCCCAAAATGCGGCAGAGAACAAGCCTATTTCTCTCCTGGCAAAGTGGATGCCTCGCTGTAAGACTTCTTCCAAGCAGACCCGGCATTATGCCCAGATTTTGCGGAAGGCTGTCGGCATGACTGAGCGCCAGTATCAGCACACCCTCGCCAATCTCTCCCGTTACCTGCTCGTTGTAGAGCAGCAGATGACCGCCAAGCAGTGGGAGGGAATCGACTATCAGCGTGTTCCCTCTCGGGCCAACCTGCAGTACAACAGCGCTTTCCTCCGCCACGACGAGGATCGTCGGCGCACTTTTCTTGATCAGGTAAAGAAGGGTGATGCTAAGATCAACGCTGGGACGTTGTTCCCTCATGATATCGTCAATAAGTATCGTTGCATTTCTGGTGTTGACGACACTATTGAGGAGCTGTGGAAGCATCTGCCTGATACCGTAGAGGGTTGTGGCAATACTATGGTCGTCCAGGATGACAGCGCCAGCATGACATGGGTAACTATCCCCGGGAGCAAGGCTCGCCCCTTGGAGGTAGCGAATGCTATGGCAATCTACTTTGCCGAGCGCTCTTCCGGTCAGTTTAAGGATCAGTTCATGACATTCTCCGAGAATCCTCAGCTTGTCGATCTGAGCCGAGGAAAGAATTTGCGAGAGAAGCTGGGCATCTGTAATAGCTGCCATGTTGGTGGAAGCACTAACATCGAGGCTGTATTTGATCTGGTTCTTACCACGGCGATCAACAATCATATGAAGCAGGACGATTTACCTGCCAATATCCTCATCATCTCTGATATGGAGTTCAACGGCTGTGCCGTAAGCGGCCCTGTTCGTAGTAATGGATGGGGATATGTATGCAATGGGCGTCCTTCTCCCCGTTTGTTTGAGGAAATCTCTCAGCGGTATGAAGCTGCTGGATATAAGATGCCTCGGCTGGTCTTCTGGAATGTTGCCAGTCGTACCGGCACTATCCCCGTTAAGGAAAACGATATGGGTGTGGCATTGGTCAGCGGATTCTCTGTCAACATCGCCAAGATGGTGATGAGCGGCCAGACTGATCCTTATGACTGCCTGTTGGAAGCTATCAACGCGGAGCGGTATCAGCAGGTGGACGATGCCCTTCGTCCTATTATCTCCGCATAAGCAACAAAGTAAACCATTAAGGAGGCTCAGAACGATAGAGTAGCAAGTAGCTGTCTTCGCTCTGAGCCTCTTTTATCAAAGGAGTGAAATACGTGGTATATCTCGACAATGCTGCCAATGCTCCGGTTTTCCCGGAGGTTCTGGAAGCTATGCTCCCATGGCTCCGGCCCGATCATGTAGGCAACCCTGGAAGTATTCATACTCAGGGTGTTAATGCTCGTAAGGCCATTGACAACGCACGTTGTCAGGTAGCTAAGATGATTGGTGCTGATCCTTCGGAGATATTCTTTACCTCTGGTGGCACTGAATCCAATAATGCGTGGCTTAGTTGTTTTGGCGGGGACTTGATTTTAACGACCAATCTGGAACACGATTCGGTTCTGGAGCCTTTGCTTTATGGGGCTATGTGTTGCCCTCAGCTTGCTTCTCGCTATATCAAAGTTTATAAGGACGGCAGTATAAACTTAAACGATTTGGAACGTGTGCTGTCAGAAACCCACGCAAATCGTTCAGTAGCTGTTTCTATCATGTGGGTCAATAACGAACTGGGCACCGTAAATCCTATGAAAGAAATCGGAGCACTTTGCGAAAAGTATTCTGTTCTTCTCCATGTAGATGCGGTACAAGCAGCAGGCCATGTGGATATGAATGTGAAGGAGTGCGGAATTGACTTCTGCTCCATGTCTGGTCATAAATTTGGTGCTCCTTTGGGTGTAGGCGTGCTCTACATTAGCAATACCATCCGAAAGTCCCCATGGATTATTGGTGGAGGGCAGGAGCACGGAATGCGCGGCGGCACTGAGAATGTGCCTGGGATCGTAGGAATTGGCAAGGCCGCAGAAATCGTTACTGAACGCCTTCAGAATTGGAAACTCAGATGGGGCTTTCTGAGAAGTACGTTCTTAGCTGATTTGTCACGGGATATGTCTGGGGAGTTCTACATCAATGGCGATACGGAAAACTACGCTTCCAATATTATCAGTCTGACTATCCCTGGTGTTAATAGCGAGTCCTTGCTTCTCTTGCTGGATCAGAAAAACATCTATCTTTCTGCCGGTTCTGCGTGCAGCGCTGCCAGTGCTAAATCCTCCCACGTTTTGCGTGGCATTGGAATGTCCGATGAAGATGCTGTTTGTACCGTTCGTATCTCAATGGGGTTTGATACTACTCTTGATGAGATACACGAAGCGGCGGCTGCTATTATCGAAGTGTCTCACAAGCTGAAATCTATGTATTCTTAATTAGCAACAAAGTAAATTAACAAGGAGTGAATATAATGTACTGTGCCTATGTTACCAGGATTCACAATCTGAGGAAGCATACCAACGCCGACCGGCTGCTCTGTGGCGAATGCTTCGGTAATACGGTGATTGTGGATCTCGGCACCGACCCTGATCAGCTGGGCGTGTACTTTCCTACCGATGGCAAACTCGGTTTGGAGTTCGCACAGAAGAATGACCTGCTGCGGCGCAAGGATGAGAACGGCGCTCCGGCTGGCGGATACCTTGACCCGGAGAAGCGGAATATTAAGGCTCTCAAGCTCCGGGGTGAGAAGAGCGACGGCCTGTTCCTCCCTCTCTCCTGTTTGGCTTCTTTTACCGATATCAAGAAGCTCCAAGAGGGCGACACGATCTCTGTGTTGAACGGCATCACTATCTGCGAGAAGTACGTACCCGCCGTCAAACGTTCCTCCGGTAGTGGGGGGGGTGGTAATCGTGTTCGTAAGCGTTCTGATCCTATCTCCCCGCTCTTCCAAGAACACGCTGACACGGAGCAGTTGGCCTACAACCTCTCCGCATTCCATGCCGGAGATCTGGTAGAAGTTACCCTGAAAATGCACGGAACTTCTCAGCGTACCGGCTATCTGCCTGTGTTGCAGGGCTACAAATATCGGAACGGTATGGAAAAGCGGCTCTATGAGAGTCGCAAGACCCCGAATGCAATTCGTTCCAAGATCAAGCGGACACCCATTTACGACTGGGGCTACGTTACCGGAACCCGCCGCGTGGTTCTGGATACCTTCGATGAGGGAGGCTTCTACGGCAATAACGCTTTCCGCGAGAAACACGCCAAGGTCTTTGAAGGGAAGCTCCACAAGGGAGAGACGGTCTACTACGAGGTTGTTGGCTTCACTGACGATGGTACGCCTATCATGAATCCCGGAAACAACTCTAAGCTGAACGACAAGGAGTTTACCAAACAGTACGGTAAAACCACCACATTCAGCTATGGCTGCGCTCCCGATGGCAAGGAGCATCCCAAGTCCGATCTCTTCGTTTACCGCATGACGATGACCAACGAAGACGGTGATGTGGTGGAGTATCCGCCCGACTTTATGCGCTATCGTTGCGAACAGATGGGCGTCAAATACGTCCAGGTGTTCTGCCGCACCATCATCCCGGACTTCTACCAGCTTCCCGACGATGTTGGATCTCCGCAGGCAGTGAACGCCGGCGAGTATGTGAAGAAGCTGGCTGAGGATTTCTACGACGGCCCCGATCCTGTCGGTCATACCCATGTTCGGGAAGGTGTTGTGTGCCGCATTGTCAACCGTCCCAAGTTCGCCGCCTATAAGCATAAAAACTTTGCGTTCAAGGCGCTGGAGGGGCTGATCAAAGACACCGCCGCCGCGCCTGATATGGAAGAGGCTCAGGATGTTGGAGAACAGAACGGATGAAAAAGTCATCCTTGACTTTATCAACAACTTCAAAAATGCCCAAGAGACTTTTCTGAACGGGTGCTGTTTCTGGTTCGCATTTATTCTGCAAGAGCGGTTCGGCGGCACCATGATGTATGAGCCGGTAGAAAACCACTACGTTCAAGAGATTGGCGGGCGGCTCTACGATGTATCCGGTGATGTGACAGAGCGGTACGGCTCGTCAGAACATCTTATGCGCTGGGCAGATATGGAGCAGTTCGACTCAAGCCTATACCGGAGACTGATCCGGGATTGTATCAAAAAGGAGCGATACGACGATGACGACTTTGATCCAGGATGAGCAGAAGCGCCAGAAGATCATGGCGCGGATGCGGGAACATCTGGTGCCCGTCTTGGAGCATTGCAGGGGAGGCTGGGTTGGCCTCTTCCTGCAAGGTTCTCAGAATTACAACCTTGACTATGAGAGTAGCGATATTGATACCAAGGCAATCATGCTGCCCAGCTTTTCCGATTTTGTGTTGAACGCCAAACCTCTCAGCACTACCCACATTATGGAGAATAACGAACACGTGGATTTCAAAGATATCCGCCTCATGTTCGACTGTATCAAGAAGCAGAATGTCAACTTCGTTGAGATCCTGTTTACCCCTTACTCCATCATCAACCCGGAGTATGCCGACCTTTTTCAGCCCGTTCTGGATGCTCGTGAAGAGATCGCCCGGTATAACAACTACGCCGGCATGAACTGCATTATGGGTATGGCTCTGGAAAAGCAAAAGGCAATGGAGCACCCCTACCCTGCCACAATGGACAAGATTGAGGCATTTGGGTATGACCCCAAGCAGCTTCACCATGCTCTGCGGTTGCGGGAGTTCATGACCCGTTACGAAGCCGGCGAGCCTTACGCTGACTGCCTTATCAGTAACCAGTGTGATTATCTCAAAGAGGTGAAGCGCGGTTGCTACTCTTTGGAAGAAGCACGGGCACTGATGAGCACTGCAATTCAGTCTATGACCGAAGACAAAAAGCGCTATATGGATACGGTACCTGTTTCGATCAACCAGCACGCCAATGAGGTGCTGCAAAAGGCTACCGTTGAAATTCTCAAACGATCCTTCTTAAAGGAAATCCAAGGAGGTGAATGAGATGCCGATGTTTTACATGATGGTTGGTCTCCCTGGTAGCGGGAAGTCATTCACTGCCGAAAGCATCCCTAACGCCGTCGTCCATTCCAGCGATGCGATCCGAGCTGAAGTTCTTGGTGACGAGAACGACCAAACCCAACAGGACTTGGTTTTCCAAACCCTTCACAAAAGGGTTTTACAGGATCTTGCGGATGGCAAGGATGTGGTGTACGACGCCACCAATATCAACTACAAGCGCCGTATCGGGTTCCTTGATCGTGTCCGAGCGCTCCACAAACATGATTTGCGTACAGTATGTCTTTTCATGGCGACACCCTATGAGGTGTGTCTGGAGCGCAACAATAATCGGGAACGTTCTGTCCCGGAGTCTGTAATCCAAAGGATGTACTTCAAATTCGATGTCCCAATGATGGCGGAGGGTTGGGATGAAATCAGAATCGTGGGCGACGAAGATCGCCACGACCAGATTGATACCCTCATGCTTCGTCTCTCCAAGCTGGAACATGATAACCCGCACCACGAGTACACGGTTGGTCAGCACTCTATGACGGCATGGCAGTATCTGATCAGCCACTATAAAGATGCTGACGCCGCTCTGCTCCGCGCTACGTTGCTACACGATATTGGCAAAGAGAAGACCAAAGTATTTCATGACATCAAAGGCAATCCCACTGAGATCGCCCACTTCTATCATCATGAGCGTGTAGGAGCTTATGACAGCTTCTGCTATACCGGTGATCTCAGCCCTAACCAGCGCCTTACTGTGGCGCTGCTGATCCGCTGGCATATGTGGCCGTATGCGGTTGAAAAGTCAGATAATCCGAGTAAGACGGTTAGCAAAATCAAGCGTCTGCTTGGTAATGATATCTGGAACCAGGTCATGGTGCTGAACGCCTGTGACCGCAATGCACATTGAATAGGAGGAAATAACTATGATTCCCGACATGATCCACACTCCCTACATCGCTCCCCGTATCTCTGTTATGGCACCCCCCCCGGTAACTGCTGAACGGTTCGTTGATGAACTTCTGAGCGGCCTGCGTATGCCGGACGGCGGCTTTGTTGCCCATCTTGCTCCCAGCGGAGATCCTTTCTCCAACGGTTGGAATGCGGCAATGAAGCTCCAAGCCAGTCAGCCTGCGTCTCGCCGTCTGCCGATGCCCGTCAATGTGATCTTCCACAACCCGGCCACCGTCGTGTTCTGGGATGACGGTGATAAGACGGTTGTGAAGTGCCAGCCTGGTGATACATTCAGTGCCGAAGCCGGCCTGACTGCCGCCATGCTGAAGAAGTACATGGGCAACGACAATACTTTCAACAAGGTCATCAACGAGTGGCTGGCACGAGCCAGCTATGCCAGCGTCCCTGCCCTGCCGGAGGCCACGGAGTAACCAATGGACGGTATCATCCTACTGATTTTGGCTCTGGTGCTGATTTATACGGTAGGACCGGGTGGCGATGACGACAATCATTGGAACCGGGGAGGTGGGTGCTTTGCATAGCAGAGAAGAGTTGGAAGAGATGCAGCGCCTGCCTCTCCAACGCAAAATCCAGATCACTACTGCTCGTATCATCGAGTGGTATCAGCACTATGATGGAAAGGTCTATGTGGCATTTAGCGGTGGTAAGGATTCTACCGTACTACTCGATATTGTGCGGCGGATCTACCCCGATGTGCCTGCTGTTTTCTCTGATACTGGGCTTGAGTTCCCGGAAGTCAGAGAATTTGTTAAGAGCTGTGAAAACGTTACGATTGTCCGGCCTGAGATGAACTTCCGTAAAGTCATTGAGGTGTACGGATATCCCGTTGTCTCGAAGCGTGTAGCTGACACTGTGGAATATGGGCATAAGCCTGGTTCTTTCAGATGGAAAGAGCTGCATGGAGAGATCATGCGGAGCAACGGAACGCCGTCAGAGTTCAACTGTGAAAAATGGTGCTATCTGTTGGATGCCCCATTCAAGGTTTCTTCTCGGTGCTGTACAGTCATGAAGAAGCAGCCTATGAAGAAATACTCCAAGGAAACTGGTCGAGTACCTATTATTGCAACTATGGCAAACGAGAGCAGATCTCGGCGTGCCACATGGTTGCGTATGGGATGTAATGCTTTTTCCGGTAAGAAGCCCAGCTCCCAACCCATGTCTTTTTGGACTGAGGAAGATGTGCTGGAATACCTCTATACCTACCAAGTCCCCTATGCTTCAGTTTATGGCGAGATCGTCAGAACTGATGGGGGGGGTGGACGACGACAGGCGAAAAGCGTACTGGCTGTGTCTTTTGTGCCTTTGGCGCTCACCTTGAAAAAGCTCCAAACCGTTTCCAGCGTCTAAAAATCACGCACCCAAAGCTCTGGGATTACTGCATGAGGCCGTGGGAAGAACATGGTTTGGGTATGCGGCAAGTCCTTGAGTACATTGGTGTTCCAATAGAATAGCACTCTCGGTTAGCAGATACGATTTTGTGTCTGTAATTACAGAGGAAAGGAGGAACTTGTCATGAGCAAAATGGAAGGTCTTGGTTGGCTGACTGCGCTGGTTGGTATCATCGGCTTGCTCGTATTCAGTCCCGTTATCACATTCGGCTTTGCCTGGATGGGTGGTTGGATTTTGAAAGTGTGCGTCGGTACCGCCATTGCGGACGGCATGAACCTGGTGTTCAACACAACGCGATTCACCCCGGATTTCATTCCGCTGGCCTGCGCCACCCTCGCTACGATCGGCAAATATTTCAAGAGTTCTCAAACTAACAACAACAAATCTGAAAGGAGCTAATACCAATCCCGGTAAACCGGGTTTCTACAAGATTGATAAGTGTAGAGTAAAGCCGTCTGTTACAGCGTGAAAGCCATCTGGCCGGTAGCAAGGGAGGATTAGACGGTTGACCTCAGCCGAGATGGTTGTGGTCGGTATGAAGCACATCGTTTGTTTTTCTGGCGGTCATTCCTCTGCGATTGCCGCCGTGGAAGTAGTTAGAAAGTTCGGAGCAGAGGACACGATCTTGCTCAATCATGATTTGTGTCCTCGAACCGAAGACGCGGATATCAAGCGTTTCAAAAAAGAGGTTTCGGATTATCTGGGCGTTCCTATTACTTACGCCAATATGCCCGGATGGGATGTTAAGGATCAGTTCGACGTGTGTATGGAAATCAAGGCATTTAAGGCTGGCGCTCAGTCCACCGCCTTTTGCACCAACAGACTGAAGACTGAGCCTTTTCATAAATGGCTGTCCGAGCACTATCCCGCAAATCCTCCCGAAGTGAGGGATGACATCTCATTGGTCTATGGCTTTGACGCCAATGAACAGCACCGTATCCGGCGCAGAGTTGGCATTATGGCTGCGATGGGGTACCAAACAGAGTACCCTTTGACATGGGAAGTACGTACTATCCATGACATCGAGGAGGTTGGGATCGAGCGTCCGAAGACCTACAGCATTTTCAATCATGCGAATTGTACCGGGTGTTTGAAAGCCGGCAAACAACATTGGTTTGTTGTTTATTGCCTCTATCCTGAAATATGGGAAAAGGCGAAGCTGGCCGAAGACACAATCGGGTACAGTATTCTCAAACAAGGCTATCTTTCAGACTTTGAGGCGGAATTTGCCAAGCTCAAAGAAAAGGCGTTGCCGCCCACTGAAAAAGCCAAACCTCAAACATTTTGGGCCGCTGCACGAAAGCTCATCAAGGACGACGATGATCTGCCGTGCGAGTGCTCATTTTAAGGAGTTGTTTAAGATGAAGGTTCTTGTAGTAGTGGATATGCAAAACGATTTCATCAATGGTGCGCTCGGAACCCCGGAGGCGCAGGCTACTGTTGGAGATGTCGCCAAAAAGATTTCTGACTTTGACGGGGATCTGATTTGCATTACCAAGGACACCCATCGTTCTGCCGACTACCTGAAAACCCAAGAAGGTCAGCTGCTTCCTGTCGAGCACTGCATTGAAGGGACTCACGGCTGGCGGCTCGACGATATCATTGCCACGGCTGTTAGCCATGCGGCTATCGACGCGGGGAAAAGCGTATCCGTATTCCAGAAGGGTACGTTTGGCTCTGTAGAGCTGGGCGATTACCTGGTAGAACTTTCTGCCAGAATGAAGCAGCGTATTGAAGAGATTGTCTTCGTTGGACTCTGCACCGACATCTGCGTTATCTCTAACGCGCTGCTCGTCAAAGCGTTTCTGCCTGAGACGAAAATCACCGTTGACGCTGCCTGCTGCGCCGGCGTTACCCCGGCGAGCCACAATAATGCTCTGGCTGCTATGAAAGCGTGCCAGATCAATGTGGAGAACTGGGAGGTCTGAAATGATTTTTGTTGACGATAGAAGGATCGACTTCACCAGTTTTCCCGACGGTACATCTTCGATCCGCATTGCTCCCAAGCTGGACTTCACGTTTTTCGCCATGGGTAAGTCCGCTTACTTCATCCGGTGGATGTACGACAATGATGCCGAGTGTATGCAGCTCTGGTATTTGGTGAAGCACCTCAAGAGCGCTGGCAACCCGCTCCTCTATCTGGAGATGCCGTATATCCCCAACGCCCGTATGGACAGGGTAAAGAACCGCGATGAGGTGTTCACGCTCAAGTGGTTTGCTGAGTTTATCAATTCGCTTGGGTTCGAGTCTGTCAAAGTTCTTGACCCTCACTCTAATGTGGCTATGGCGCTGATTGACCGGGCTGAGACTATGGATGTGAAGCATTACATTGACTATGCAATTCAGTGGATGGTCAGCCAGGGTCTGAATCCTCTGCTGTGCTACCCAGATGAAGGTGCTGCCAAACGATACTCTGAGCTTCTTCCTATGGAGTATGTTTTTTGCATTAAACATCGTGACTGGCGCACCGGCAAGATTGAGCGGCTGGAGCTGACAGAGCCTGAGAAAGTCAACGGCAGAAATATTCTGATCGTGGACGATATCTGCTCTCGCGGCGGGACATTTACCCATACTGCCAAGGCTCTGAAAGAAGCCGGCGCAGAGGAAGTCATGCTCTACGTTACCCACTGTGAGAACACGATCCTGAAAGGCACTGTGCTGACAGATGGTCTTATCTCTCGTGTATTCACCACTGATAGCATCCTCCGTGTTGATCACGAGAAGATCTCCATTTGCAGATGATTATGAAAAGAGGGTAAAACAATGATTTCATACAGCCCTTTGCTCTGTTTGGACTTCTACAAGACTGCCCATGCAGAGCAGTACCCCGCAACACTGACCAAGATGGTGTCTTATTACACCCCGCGCATGACACGGCTGGCTGATACCGAGAAAGTCACAATGTTCGGTCTTCAGGCATTTATCCAGGAGTATTTGATCGAGGCATTCAATACTCACTTCTTTGATCGCTCATTGGATGAGGTGCTTACCGAATACAAGCGGGTGCTGAATAACACCATCGGCACGGACGGCGTTGGTGTGGAGCGTTTGACGGCGCTTCATAAGTTGGGGTATCTGCCTCTGGAACTCCGGGCCGTGCCGGAAGGAACCCGTACCAATATTCATGTTCCGCAAATTGAGATCTCGAATACCAACCCCAACTTTGTGTGGTTGGTCAACTCTATCGAAACAATGCTGTCATGTACCATGTGGCATACTCAGATTTCAGCGGAAGTTGGATATCGTTACCGGCAGATCGTCAATAAGTACGCTGCCCTTACCTGTGACGATGATGTGGTACGGGCCAAGCTGCTGGGCGACTTTTCCATGCGTGGTCAGGAAAGCGTGGAGAGTGCCACCAAGAGTTCTGCTGCGTTCTGCCTGAGCTTCCTTAATACCGCTACAGTGCCGACTATTCTTTGGCTGGAACACAACTACGCCTGCCGGGTGGAAAATGACGCAGTAGCTTATGGTGCTCTTTCTACTGAGCACAGTGTTATGTGCTCCAACTATGCGGTTGACGGCGACGAGATTACGCACGTGCGGCGTCTACTGAAAGAAATCTATCCGTACCAAAACTTCTCTATGGTCAGTGACAGCTATGACTATTGGAACCTGGTCAATAATATTCTCCCCGCAATTAAAGAGGATGTGATGGAGCACCATGGATGTCTTGCTATTCGCGGCGACAGTGGCAACCCCGTGGAGATTGTAACCGAGACGGTGTTCAAACTGTGGGAAATTTTTGGTGGTACCGTGAACAGTAAAGGTTACAAAGTTCTTGATCCACACGTCAAGGCATTGTATGGCGATAGCATTACCCCGCAGCGGTGCGAGGCAGTGTATAAGATCCTGATGGAGCATGGCTTCGCTATCAACAATGTTTCTCTGGGCGTCGGTTCTTTCTCTATGCAGTGTCTGGAGACGATGGACGGCGGCGAAAAGACTTATGCGCCGTATACCCGTGATACATTTGGTATCGCAGTCAAAGCGACCTATGCAGAAGATGCTGACGGAAAGCCCATCATGATTTTTAAGAACCCCAAGACAGATAGCGGACATTTCAAGAAGTCTCAACGCGGCTGCTGTAAGGTTGTATATGACTATACGTACCACAACTTCTTCTGCCAGGACGGTTTGACTTGGGAGGAGTCGCAGGTTGGGAACTGGCTTCAGCCAGTTTTCAAGGATGGCAAGCTCCTGAGAGTTTATACCCTGGATGAGGTTCGCAAGAATCTTCATGAGGGAAACTTTTGAGAAAAGAGGTGCCACAATGTTAGCTAACCCAAAGCGTACTAAGGATGAGATTGTCCAGTGGATTCGTTCCTACTTTGAAAGTAACGGCCCTGGCTGCGATGCGGTGGTCGGTATTTCTGGTGGTAAAGATTCCAGCGTTGTCGCCGCTCTTTGCGTAGAGGCACTGGGCAAAGAGCGTGTAGTGGGTGTTATGATGCCGAATGGAGAACAGCCCGATCTGGACGATAGCAAGCAGCTGATCGAATTTCTGGGTATCAGATACGCCTATACCGATATCTCCAAAGCAGTGTCTGCGGTAAGTGATCAAGTAGCGCTCAATATGAGCGTCAGCGATCAGACGAGGATAAACCTCCCTCCCCGTATCCGTATGGCGACCCTCTATGCTATTTCTCAGTCGTTGCCTCACGGCGGACGTGTTGCTAATACTTGCAACCGCTCTGAAGACTATGTGGGATATTCTACCAAGTTTGGCGATAGCGCCGGCGATTTTAGCCCGCTCGCTAATCTGATGGTGCATGAAGTCATCCAGATTGGGTACGAGCTTCTTCTGCCTATCAACCTGATAAGCAAGATCCCTTCCGATGGGCTGTGTGGAAAAACTGATGAGGATAATCTTGGATTTACCTATGCTCACCTGGATGCTTACATCATGTATGGCACCAGTGGAATTGAGGAAATCGACAAGAAGATTGCCTCTATGCACGATCACAACCTTCACAAGCTCAATCCTATGCCTGCCTACGGAACGACAATTTTTTAATAGGCGGTGAGAAAATGGAAGAGCGCACTTATTTGAGCGGCACCAGTTTGGCCGGTATGTCCCCTACCCGCTCTCGTGTGGAGAACGACTACTATGCTACTCCGTTCGAGGCGACAGAAGCCATCCTTAGCCGAGAAGAGCTGCACGGCTCCATTTTGGAGCCTGCGGCTGGTGAAGGGCATATCAGTAAGGTGCTTCGGGAACATTATCCCAACAGTCAAATTATCTCTACTGATCTGGTTCAGAGAGATGATAGGTTCGGATGTGGTATTGTTGGCGGGGTGGATTTCCTCACTGAGAACTATCCCGAAAAATTCAACAACGTCATCACGAACCCTCCGTTCTCTTTGGCGAAAGAGTTCGCTGAGAAAGCTCTGGAGGTATCCACTGGCAAGGTGATCCTGTTCGCCAAGATCCAGTTTCTCGAAGGACGGCAACGTAAGGATTTCTTTGCCACCCACCCTCCGAAATCCGTGTATGTATTTTCAAAACGTGTCAATCCTTTGAGAAACGGATTGGAAGTTGACGAAAATGGTAAGCCCTGGTCAAGTACCATGTGCTTCGCTTGGTTCGTATGGGAACATGGCTATACCGGCGAACCTTGCATTCGTTGGATTTAATTTGCAACAAAGTAAATCAAGAGGTGCAGCTATGAAGATGGATAAGGTTGCCGGCAGTGGCAACGACGAGTTCTATACACCGGAGTATGCGATTGCCCCGTTGTACAAGTATCTTCCACCCCCCCCGTGACAATTTGGTGTCCGTTTGACACTGAGGATAGTCTGTTTGTAAAGCTCTTTCGGCAACGCGGCTATACCGTTATCGCAACACATATTGCAAACGGTCAGGATTTTTTCGCTATTGACCCACCGAAGTGTGACTACATCATCAGTAATCCTCCGTATTCCCTCAAAGGCGAAGTGTTTGAGCGGCTATTCCAGTTGAATATACCCTTTGCTATGTTGGTAGGGGTCGTCGGACTTTTCGAGAGTCAGAAACGCTTTAAGATGTTCCGTGAGCATGATTTTGAAATCATGTATCTCAATCGGCGTGTATCTTACTTTAAGAACTACGCCGACCAAAAGCCGTCTCTAAACCCGCCTTTCAGTAGTGTCTATGTATGCAAAGGAATGTTACCAAAGCAGATTATCTTTGAAGAAATTCAAAAAACCTCATAATAGCAACAAAGAAAATTATTGACTTTATGGAGACAGTATGATAGAATAAAAGCAGTTCGAGGGAGATTGTAAATCCCTCAACCTTCCGTTTAGCAACAAAGAAAACCAACAAAGGAGGAACTAATTTGGATTACCAAACTGCCCTTTTCTGCGAGTTCGATCGTTACGCCGCAGAAAGCTATTGCGCCGTTCATGGTGTTGATCCCACCCTTAACATCGGAGATATTACCAAAGCCGATGAGAAGGTTGTACCGGATTTCAATGTCATGTTCGGTGGAAGTCCGTGTCAGGATTTCAGCATAGCAGGCAAACAGGGGGGGGCTGCATGGACTTGTAAGCATTGCGGCCACGTATATAATCCCCTGGAAGCTCACTATGATCAACGCGACCATTGCCCTAAGTGCGGATCAACTGAAATCGAGAAGACCCGCTCTTCCTTACTGGTCGAATGGCTGCGTTTCCTAAGAGAAAAGAAGCCTCGCTTCGCTATCTACGAGAACGTTAAAAATATTACCGGTTCTCGCTTCTATGCCACTTTTAACCTCTTTGTCAAAGAGCTGGAAGACTACGGTTACAACGTCTACTGGCAGGTTCTGAATGCAAAACACTACGGAATCCCCCAGAATCGTGAGCGTGTTTACTGTGTCATCATTCGTAAGGATTTAGATAATGGGAAGTTTAAGTTCCCGTCTCCTATCCCTTTGAAAAAAGCGCTGGTAGATATGCTGGAGGATAAGGTTGACGAGCGATACTACCTGCCTGATGACAAGGTAGCTGCCATGATAACCCCCCCCCGTTCAGACAAATCAGTAACACCGTCCGCACCAGCGGAAGAGGTTCCACAGACCACCATTGCTGGGACTTGCTCACTTGCCGGTGTGAAGCTGAGTAAGAAAGGCACCCAGTTTGAAGGATACTGTGAGACGGCCTTGACTTTGCTGGCCCGTGACTATAAGGGCTTTGGAAATCAGCAAATGACAGGAGTTATGGAGCATAATGAGTAAGCGATATATTATCCCCGCTGCAATTCGTGGAAGATATGCGGGGGGGGTAAGATAATACAGCGTTTGGAAGTTCGCCCTAATATGTGTACCAACACTTTGACGGGTGTTCAAAAAGACAATGTATTGATAGAGATAAATGAAAGCGAGGAAGCCAATGTGAAAATCGTATGTGAGCGTCGATGCGATGAAGGTGTGCGTTTTTTCAAAGATAATGTCTGCGGCACTATTCGCACCATTGACGGGGGGGGGACAAGAGAGTGATTGAAAGTAATCCTATCAATCTTGGAAACGTAAATCCTTCTGGTCATGGAATGAACGGGAGCGTTTATGATTCTTGTGGGGTATGCCCTACCCTAACAACCAATAAGGGCGAAGGGACAAAAGTGAAAACACATTTCCGTGTCCGTAAACTTACACAAAAGGAATGCTGGCGCTTGATGGGCTTCTCTGATGAAGACTTCTATAAAGCCCAAGCAGCCATGAACCAGAATTTATACGGTGGCAAAGACCGTAGCGGTTCTCAGCTTTATAAACAAGCGGGAAATTCCATTGTGGTCGATGTGCTTTGTGCCATCATGAAAGAGTTATACGAAGCCATGCCCTACCTCTTTGATGATATAGCAGTTGGATCTTTCTTCTCCGGCATCGGCGCATTTGAAAAAGCACTGTCTACTTTTGATATTACCGATATTAGCAACAAAGTAAATTATTCTGATAAGAATGATGAACTGAAGCAGCTCGGATATATCAATGATTACAATGGAGACGCCAATCGTGTATATGATGGCGAAACCATTGCACGTGCTTTGAAAGCCGAAGCGGGAGGGGCGGAGCCAAGACTGGATGGTATGCTCTGAGAAGCCCGGAGGTTGACCATGGAGAAAGTCAGAATTAAGCAGGCCACCCAAAAAGGTTATATCGAGTGTGCTGTGGGGGGGGTAGCGGATTTATCTTACCCGTCCAGTAAAACTCGAAGAGGTCGAGTCCAGGAAGGTGGTTGGATTTGTCCAACTATCACTGCAACAGAAACCGGCATTTGTCGGATAGAAAGAGGTGATTCATATGAGCATTGCGTTGAGAAACCGCCGTGAAGCATATGACCAGATCGAGCCGAGGTGTCCTAATCGTAAGGCTATGATTCTGGATGTTCTGACCAGCGGTGATCCTGGCGGTATGACTGCTGACGAGATTGGCGAGAAGCTGGTCTCTGAGGGCAAAATCCCCACCAACAGTCCGAACTTCACACGGCCTCGCCTGACAGAGATGAAAGCCGAGGGCAAGGTTGTGATCGTTGGTAGGCGTCCTGGCAAGTCTGGATGCAATACGGCAGTCTGGAAGGTGAAGCGCTGATGTATGGTGAATACACCTGTCTGGACTGCGGCAAAACCTTTGACGATCCGAAGCGATGGGAAGAACGCCATGGGTTAGATTCTCCGCCCTATGAGGATTTCAGCGGTTGTCCTTACTGTGGCGGAGCTTATACCCGTACTATCCTTTGCGATGCCTGCGGAGAACCGATAGTTGGCGATTATGTCAAAATCCAAACAACTGGCGACTGCTATTGTGATGAATGCTTCATGATGAAGTCGCTGGGCGAAGATGATCCATGAGAAGAGGTCGTGAAATGAAAACTTCAGTCAAACGGCGTGCAAAAAACTGCATACGGGGAGCGGTTTTATTGGCCTGTTTCATTGCCGTCTGGTATGTGGCCTCGTGCTTCACCCAACCGCTGTTTATCCCCGCCCCTGCTACCGTCTGGGAAGCAATCGTCGGGTTGGCAGAGACAGGCCAGTTGCAAAAAGGACTTGCCTACTCTTTCCTGCGGATTACTGGTGCGTCTGCTCTTTCTATGCTGGTAGCAATTCCCCTCTCTCTTCTGATTTATGGCGTGAAGCCTATCAAGGAAACTATCATGCCGGTTGTTTCCTTCCTGCGGTATGTTCCCGTAACCGCATTTTCTCCGCTCCTGATCCTATGGTTTGGGATTGGGGAGCAGATGAAAATTTCGTTCCTATTTATTGCAACGTTTGTCTACTTGCTGCCGTCGATCCTGCTTTGCTTTAACGACGTACCGCAAGATCTGATGGATACGGGCAAGACAATCGGAATGACCAGTTGGGAGACAATCAAAGAAATCCTGCTCCCCGCATCGCTCCCTTCAATATTCAGTACGTTCCTTATGATGTATGGCATTGGCTGGACATACTGCGCCGTGGTAGAGGCAACCAACGCTAAGTACGGCTTGGGCTTCATCATCAATGTAAGCTCCGCCAGAGGCCGTACCGCCGTGGTGTTCGGGGCAATCATCGTAATCATGTTGTTCAGCTTCGTTTTTGACAAGCTGGGGAACTTGCTGATCCGAAAGATATTCCAGTGGAGGTACTGCGATGATCAAGTTGAATGATCTGGCTATTGGGTACAACGGCGAAGCAATTCTGGAGCACATCGACCAGGAATTTGACGACGGTTTGATTTACGGTATTTTGGCGAAGTCTGGTGCCGGTAAGACGACCCTCCTCAAAACCATCTCTGGCCTTCTTCACCCTGTTCATGGTGAGGTCGTCATTGATGGCACTACCTATCGGAACGCCGACAAGAACCCTGTGTACATGATGCACCAGCGCTATTCCAACTTCGGATGGCTTTCCTGCACGGAGAATGTGTTGATTGCCCAACGGGACAAAAAACTCCGTAGCCGCGATGACGCTATCAAGGTACTTGCAGCGGTTGGGTTAGAGCAGTATGCAGATAAATGGCCGTCTCAGCTATCAGGTGGTATGCAACAGCGCCTTGCATTGGCGAGAACACTGTATGTCAAGCCGAAATACCTACTTATGGATGAACCATTATCCGCTTTGGACGACAAAACCCGTAGCAAAATGCAGCGTTTGATTTTGGATGTCCATGCTGAGACAGGCAACACAATCATTATGGTAACGCACAGCCAGGACGAGGCGTTCAAAATGTGCGATAAAATAATCAAATTTGAAACGAGAGGAGCTGTAACAAACCATGGCAGGTTTATTTGAACGCATGGGACTGGTTCGTACCGAATACGAAGGTATGCCTGAAATCCCTATGCAACCCGTATCCGAGCCTATGTACGCGCCTGAGACGCCGGTAATTGACGCTACTCAGGTGTCCTATGATGATGTGATCGCATCCATCTATCAGCAGGGCGATATCGACGACGAGAACTCGATCTTCAAGATCAAAGCGTATATCGACATTCTGCCCCAGGATATGACTAAGGCCAAGAAACAGGCGTCCATCGCCGGCATTCTCAGCGTCAACGGGATCAATGTGGATGATCTCATTGAGGACGGTCTGAAGCGTGGTCGCGCCTTGGACGCTGCCGAGGATAGTATCAGGGCGGAAAACGATGCGCTGATCGCTGAGACCGAGGCGGATATCGAACATCTGAAGTCCCTGATCGAGCAGGCGGAAGCCAGAATTGAGGACTCCAAACAAAAGACCTCTGATTCCAGCGCCGCCATCCAGAAGGAAAAAGAAGCTATCAGTCAACTCTTGGAGTTTGCGAACGGCGTTGCCGGTAAGGAAGGAGCACAGTAATGGGCATTGTGATTGGAGCGGTAGCGGTTGTATTTGTGCTCGCCCTGATCATCTTCCCCGGTGTCCGGGGTAAGCTGAAAGTCCTCGTTGGAGGGTTCCTCAACATCTTCGTGGAGGATATCGCCAAGACACCCGAGGGTGCAAAGGCTGTTTTCCAGCAAGCCATTGAGGAAGTGCAGGAGCGTTACAACAAGGCTGGTGACACCCTGAATCGGTTTGTGGGCGAGCAATCCTCCGTCCAGAAGAACCTCAACAAGCTATATGGAGAACTGAAGGACGTTGAATCAAAGTGTGAGTCTCTGGTCAGATCTGGCAATATGGCCGATGCTGCCATTTTTTCAACCAGGCGTGAGGAAATCCTGTTTGAAATCTCCCAGAAAGAGGGATACCTGCGAGAGATTGAACCTATGGTAAAAGAGGCTCAGACCGTTTATGAAGCGTACGACAAGAAGCTCCGCGAGCTGAAAAAGCAGAGCCGTATGACTGTCGAGGAAATGAAACTCCGTGGCAACATGAAGGATCTCTTGGGCGATCTGGACGAGCTGCGCCGGGACTCTGCCACTGATAAGCTCTTGGGCAGTGTCCGGGACGGAGCGGAGGATCTTCGCAAAGAGGTTGATGGTGCGATTGTCGTTCACTCAAGCCGTACCACCACCAAAATGTCAATGGCTGAGAAAAATGCGGCGAAAGCTCAGTCGGATGCTTACCTGCAGTCTCTCGCCACAAAGTATAACGGGAAGCCGGCTATTCAGGCTCCACGGTCTGGCGTCACCTTCGACGCTCCTAAATCCAAAGTGAAAGAGGAAAGGAAGTAACTTACCATGAAGAGAATGAAACTCACTACCGCTGGCCGTGTGGTGATCTTCGTCATCGTGCTGGCGCTCCTCGCTGGTATCGGCGGCTTCGGCTACAACTACTACAAGAACAACATCGCAGACGACAAACCCATCAGTTCGGGCACCCAGTCTGGCAGCACGTCCCAGAAGTCCACGACAAAGCCCTCCGCCGGCAAGACGGACACCTCCGATCCCGTGATTAACCTGTCTCTGGATGAGTGGGTGGGCTGGAAGCCTATTATCGACGCTAACCAGGGCTTGACCACGCAACCCGGTTCAATTTTCGACCAGTTGGGCATTAAGGTTAACATCAATATCATCAATGACGCAACTGCCAGCAGCAACGCTTTGATTACCGGGGAGCTGAATGCTGCGGGTTATACCACCAACCGTGCCGCATTCCTATCTGGTAAGTTCCAGGAGGCTGGATTGGATGTGGTAATGCCGGTATTCACCAACTACTCCGCTGGTGGCGACGGCATTATTGCTAAGTCCGGTATCAACACCGTAAATGATCTGCTGGGCAAGAAGATCGGCGTTCCCAGATTCAGCGAAGCCCAGACACTTGTGGCGTGGTTTGTTAATAAGAGTGACCTGTCCGATGCTGACAAGCAGTCTATCATTGATAATATGATTCTCTTTGACGATGCGTCTGAGACGGGCGAGGCGTTCTTCGCCGGCCAGCTGGACGTGGCAGCGACTTGGCAGCCTTACCTGTCCTATGCAACTGAAAACGGCGATGCGCACATCATGTTCTCTACCACAGCCTCTAAGAGCCTGATTATGGACGGTATCGTATTCCGTTCCGACTTTGCCCAGGCACACCCCGACGTTGTGACCGCCTTTATTGATGGTATCTTCCAGGCCAACGCAATGTATACCACTGAGTTTGACTACATCCGTTCTGTCATGCCTATGTTCGCCGGCGTTTCCGACGAGGAGATTAAGGCTCAGTGCGGCGATGCCGAAATGATGGGCTACGCCGAGAATAAGGAAGTGCTGGACTCCACTGCTCCTTCTGTCTACTTCGATATGTGTGATATCTGGGAGTCTTTGGGTGAGACGGTCAATCGCAAGGTGGCTATGACACTCTTTGATAACCAGTATCTGCTCCCTCTGGCAAGCAAGTATTCTTCCACCTCTACCTCTACCAGCAAGCCCGTTGAGCTGACCGAGGAGCAGAAGCAGGAAATCGTCAATTATGAGGCGCTGCTGACCAAATCCATGACCGTTGAGTTTGTGGCTGATACCGCTCAGTTCAAGAACCCCGAAGAGGCATACGCCATCATGGATGAGTTCGTCTCTATCGCCAATACTCTGGATGGCGCGATTATCCAGGTGGAGGGCAATATCAATGCCCGCAACTACTCCGACTCTGGACAGGCGCTGTCTGCTGAACGTGCAAAGGCTGTCGCCAAGTATTTCATCGCTTGCGGTATTGATCCGAACCGTCTGATTACGGTCGGCAATGGCAACACGAAGATGGTTGCAGATCCCGGTTCTGCCGATGCCTACCTGAACCGTAGAACCGACGTGTTCTTCAAAATCATCGAAGAGTAATCCTGCGCCTTACGAGGAGGGGCGTTGTCCCCTCCTCGGGGTACCAACATAATAAAGGAGTGGTCAATATGGATGTAGTGAATGTAGAAATCGCAAATTTGGACGATCTGAAAAAACGGTTCGTTGAAATTTGCGCTACTATCAATCGTCCGGGTATGGAAGACCTGA